GTGGGGGCGGGGCGGCGGGGGGGGTTCAAGCCCTTTTTCTTGGCAAAAAACAAAGTTTTTTTTGTGTGGTGTGGTGGGTCGTATAGTCACCCCCCCCCCCCCCCCCCCAGGGGGGATTTTATCTCACTTTCGCGAGAATGCAAGCTTTTTTTTCGCACAAAGGTAAAAAAAGAGAGGCTCGCAAGAGCCTCTCTTTGTGCCACTTGGCGCTACCTAGCGCACCGCTTCACCGTTGACCTTGAGCACCGAAACAGTCTCAAGGGGGAAGGAGCGAAAACCCTTCTCCGTGTTGACCTTGCAAACCCAGTGTTGCGTAGTCTCTGCGAACGAGACACTTACAACAGTGCCCGATAGTTCGCACACTGTGCCGTTGCTGTGGTTGCGTTCGCCACTGTGCTTGAAGAAACGCACGCGGTCAACGGTTGCGCCTATGGTGAGGGAAGAGAGGATGTCTTGCATGAGTTAAAGGTAGCCCACTCCCCCCATTTCCGCAACCACTATTTCACATTTTTTTTTATGGGACTCCCAATGTTTCGGGATGAAACAGAAAATCGGTCAACAACAATTTTCATGCCAAACACAAATCAAATGCACCCACCCCATTTATAGAAAAATGCACTTCGTGCATGGGCCAGGTACCGAGGGGGGACTATTTCCTCAGTCCACCACTACAAAATAAACTATTTAAAACTCCGTCGCTGACGCTACGGTCCCCAAAATAACCATTACAACCCACCCCCCCATTTCCAAAAACATGGTCGCGGCAATCTAAAAATACCCAAAAAAAATCTCAAAAAAAACGCGACCCCTTTTTACAATAAACCATATGAACTTAATAAAATTCGACAGCCGCCAGGATATTGTTACAGCTTATTCTTTCCCTAATGGTCGCAATGATGAAATTGACACTTGTTGGTTTATGACCCCTTTAGAAAATCAACTTAGTAACTTTAATCGGGGTTTGGGCAGGATCATGTATTTTAAAACAATAAAAAGAGACCTCGAAACAACTCCTTTTGTGGAAGAATTCGAGTCTCTTGAAAATCGCAAAGAAATCATGTACGAAATGATTACCGATTATGTATTATATATTGATTCTACTCACCCAGAAGATTGTGACTGTGGTTCATGCGAACCTAAAGACCGTGCGGCTTTAATAAAACTGGACGGCTTTGAAGACTGCTATTTAGGAATAGGAGAATCCTACGGAGACCACCCTGTATTAATTTATGACTATGAAAAAGTTATCGAACAACTCAAACAAGATGGGATGTCTGATGAAGAAGCTCAAGAATATTATGATTTCAATATTCTCGGTTCTTACGTCGGAGAAAAGATGCCCATTTTCTTAAATCGAGTTCCACTTGATGATTTGGGTATTTCCTAAAGAATCAATATAATATATTTGCTTAAATCCCAAACCCTGCAAGACTCTAAAACAGTTTTCGCAGGGTTTTGACATGTTTGGGCGTTCGTTGTTATCTATTCTTATGTTTATAAAAGTTAGCCGCGAACAATCCGTTCTACCCAGCTTAACTATAGAATCAATTTCAGAATGAAGGCCCGCAATGTATTGATCGGGATTTGTTTTTGTACCTTTATATGGTCCAAAGGTGTTTCTTCTATGTAGTTTGTTATAATTATTAAAACCTATACTAAGTAGTTTGCTTTTATCAAAGATGAAGGTGGTATGAAAAGAATGTCCCGTGCTTTTATCTTTTTTTAGACATTTTGTGATTTCTATACACTTTTTAATCTTTTGATCCATACTCTTGCTCATATATATATGTGTAATCTAATTAAAGGTATAAGTCAATGGCCAATTATTTAAAATATTCAGATGTTCCAATTTTTGCTAATTTCGCAACGGAAAATACAGCTCCAAGTTCATCAACAGCAGCTAATGTATTTGCTGCAACTGAAGCTTCTCTTTCTCTTGATTCTAATTTACAAGCAAATAGATATTTAGGAAAAGCTCAAATCCGAAATGACTTTTCAATAACTGGGCCACTCGAAGGAAAATTTTCTTTAACATTTTTTCCACTTTTAGAAGTGGCTGGAGATTCCGCAAATTCTATTTTAAATATACAAAAAGCAAATCAATTAGCTTTTTTTGCTTTAACTGGCAATTTTTTACAAGGACATCAAATTAAAGTTTCTAATTTTTTATTAAAGCAATGTTACTTGCAAAATTACTCAGTAAAAATTAATGCTTATCAACCTGTTTCAATAAGTGCAAATTTTATTTCTTATAATATAACGGAAATAATAAATCAAACACTAACTAGCAGCACTCTTACTCAAACTATAGCCAAAAGTGCAACAACTCCCTATTACGAATCTTTACATGCTTTAACTACAATCATGGGAGGTTCCACAACTAATATTCCATCAACAAAAGTAAGTGTGGATATAAATGTTGATTGTAATAGAACTCCAGTTTATACACTAGGACAAAAAACTCCAGATTCTGTAGTACTAAATACAGTGGAAAGAACCACAACAATACAAGGAGAAAATATAGGAGCAGTAATGGATATATCTGGAGCAAATCCAGGCGCTACTGAAGTATATTTTATGCCACTTAGTTCTTTAGGTTCTTCTACTGCAAGTTCTGTAAATAATGTTTTAAAATTTGATATAAATGGTCGAATAGTGTCTCAGCAATTATCTACATCTCAAAACTCTATAGTGAATGGTAGAGTAGTTATTAAAGAAATAATCCTTTAATAATTTATTATATAGTAATGCCTAAGAAGCCTACTCCCAAAAATTCTGAAGACTTTACAATCAAGCCAAAGCTTTTAGAAAAAATTAATTTTAGACAGAGAAAATTTAAATTCTCGGAAAGACAACGCGACTTTTTAGATTTAGCTTTAAATGATGATTCTAAGATTATTTTTTTAGCTGGTCCTGCGGGAACTTCAAAAACTTATCTTTCTGTTTATGCTTCAATTAATCTCTTGGCAAAAGATTTAGAAAAAGAAATTATTTATGTAAGAAGTATTGCCGAAAGCGCTGAAAAGGGACTCGGAAGTCTTCCAGGTGAAGCTGGTCATAAATTTGAACCATTCGTTACCCCACTTTGGGAAAAGATTGATGAAATGGTAGCTCCAGAACATGCGGTTTGGCTAAAACAAAGCCAGCATCTTACTGCAAAGCCAATAAATTATCTTAGAGGAGCTAGCTGGGAAAATAAATTAATTATCGCAGACGAGGCTCAAAATTTTTCATTCAAAGAGCTTGTTACTTTGATAACTCGTATTGGAGAAGGCACTAAAATGTTTATTTGTGGAGATTTCATGCAGGCTGATGTGAAGTCTAGTGGATTTCAACAAATGTTTGATTTATTTAATGACGAAGAATCAGTTCCTCATGGCATTCACTGTTTCCAGTTTGGAAATGAAGATATTCATCGTAGTATGATTTTAAGATTTATTATTACAAAGCTTCAGAAAGGAAAAACAAATTAATGGCGCATATTTTCTGTCCGTCCTGCGGTTCAAAATCCGAATATAAATTTGCCTCTCCGAATTTCTGCTTTAAATGTGGATATTCATATTCACAGGCTTCAAATTCAATTAAAGCCGCGAATGGCTCTGCAACTATTCAGTCTAAAAATTCAGATCCTGACGAAAGAGATGATTGGGACGATGAAGATGAAGATTCGGAAAAAGATTTTGGAGATTTTTCAAATTCAACTAGAGTCCCTCGAATATCAAGAATTCAAGTTGAAACGGATTCATCTACAGATGTAAAAATAATTAAATTTGGAGATTTATTGAATGAAAATGCCACATCTTCATTTAAAAGACCAAAAAATTTAGACTTTGGCAATATGTAATTAAATGACTATTAAAATTTTTAGTTTCGAAGATAAAATTGATATAATTTCCAAAGCAATAAACAAAAAAAAAAATAAGTGGCACCTGAATGCAATCAATTGGATGGACTTTGATGATGTAACGCAAATCATAAAGTTGCACATATATAAGAAGTGGTCAATGTGGGATCAGACAAAGCCATTAGAGCCTTGGATTGGTAGAATAATATCTAATCAGCTAAAGAATTTAATAAGAAATAATTATACTAACTATGTGAGACCCTGTTTAAGTTGTCCACATAATTTAGGTGAAGATCAGTGCTCATTAACGCCCAATGGTTTGCAAAATAATATTTGTTTATTATATGCCAAGTGGGAAAAGACAAAAAAATCTGGTTATGATTTAAAAATGCCAGTAACTATAGAAAATCATAGACAAGAAATTGAATCTTGCATTGATAATAATGCATTTTCATTTTCTAGTGTTGATTTATTAAATGCTGAAATGCAAAAAGCATTAACATGTAAACAATATACTGCTTATGTAATGCTTTTCTTCGAAGAAAAGGATGAAGAGGATGTAGCCAAGTTCATGGGTTATAAAACAAATGAAAAAAATAGAATGATTGGCTACAAGCAAATAAAAAATTTAAAAAAACTCTTTAGGGAAAAGGCTGCTGAAATTTTAAATAATAAAGACGTTTGTTATGGCTCTGAACAATAGATTAACTCCAGATCAAGAAGATTTTGTTTTAAATAATCACAAGACAATTAAAGACTTAAGTATTTTAACTCAAAAATGCTTTGGCGATGAAACTTTAGATGGTCGTAGTATAGAAGGTAAGTTAGTTAGGGCATTTTTAGCTAAAAATAATTTAAAATATAATACTTCAAAACATATAAAAGTAGATTCGATTGAATTTACGGATGCCAATAAGCATTTTATTATTCAATCTGCAGAGCAAGGTATGAGTTCTTTTGCTATTGCAGAATTATTGTTTCCAGATAAGGAAGTTAAAAAATTAGGGGCTGAACAGCGTGCAGTTCTGGAACACATCCGATCAGTAAATGAAAACTTTATTCCTAGTCAAGAGAGTGGGTTGCTCACTTCATATTCTCCACCTAAAAGCTATCCAAGATTAATTAAAAAAGTATTTGACTCAACTGGATTTCCATTAGATGAAACTAAAATGAGTCGCGGTCAAAGAAACTGCTTAGATAAATTAGCCATTAACCTATCTAACTCTAGATTCATAAAAATAATGAATAACTATACATCAAAAGATGATAGGTTTTTATTTGAAGAAGAGTTCACAAGACTTACTTGGGATAAGCCAGACTTAACAGCAGATGAACTAAATCTTTACATGAACGTATGTAAAGAAATTATAAATTTAGAAGTGGTGAGTAAGCATTTAAACAAATTAAATGATTTATTTGATGACGCACAAGATCAAAATGAAATGACCGTCAAGTTAGCTGAAATTATTAAAGCTAAGAGTAGTGAATATCACCAATGCGAAGGAAGAATAGAAAATTTAACTAAAAAACTTCAAGGCGATAGATCAGAACGTATGAAAAATAAGCAGAGAGAGAATGCTTCTGTTTTATCATTAGTTCAAATGTTCCAAGATGAAGAGGAGAGGAAGAATATGGTGAGGCTAGCTGAAATACAAAAAATGTTAGTCAAGGAAGAGGCGGTTCATCTAGAAGGAATGGACGCATTCAAAGCTAGAGTCTTAGGAATATCACAGGATGATGTCATTTAGCTGCTTAGAGTGCAATAAAGATTTTGAATCAGAGAGAAGCTTACATGCTCATATAAAAAAGCATGATATGTTTCTTCATGATTATTTTGTAAAGCATTTTTCTCGTAGAAATTTATTAACTAATGAACTCCTTCCCTTTAAAACTAAAGATTCTTATTTTGAGTATGATTTTTGTGCTATTCACGAACTTTATGAATGGTGTGAAACTGCTAAAGAAGAAGTTGTAAAAAACTATATAAAAGAAAAACTCGAAAGTAGAATCATAAGTCGCAATTTGATTTTGGCTCCAAATGAGATTGAACTTTATACTTCTTTTCTTCCATCAATAGATATTTATAAGAAATATTTTAAGAGTTATACTTATCTATGTAATGAATTAAATATTAAACCGATGTTTACGGAAAAACTTCCAGATCATTTCTGGAATGAAGGTTATATTACAGATTTAACTATACTTACTGATACTAGAGAGCAAGAACCTCTATTTTTCAAAAAACAAATTGTGCAAAAACTTGATGTTGGCGATTATGCAATATTAGATCATTTTGATTATACGTTTGTTGATAGAAAATCAGAACAAGACTTTAAATCCACGCTTAGCAAGGATAATTTAAATAGATTTAAAAGAGAATTAGATAGATGCAGGTCTATGGGTTGTTATTTGTTTGTGGTTATTGATGCTGATTTAAAAAAATTAGATGAAGTAAATAAAAAATCAGCGCATAAGGCAAACATGAAGTACATATATCATAACATGCGTTTATTGCAACATGAATATCGCGATTGTTGTCAATTTGTATTTTCTGGAAGTAGATTGAATAGTGAGTATGTTATACCTAGGATATTAAAGTCTGGAAAATCAATTTGGAATGTAGATTTGCAGTATTTTTTAAATAAAAAAAAATTATGAGCTGGGAAATAGGAAACCAAAAAAGCAGAAATAAAGATAGAGATATTAATAAAATCATTATGGCTAAGGAGGGCTATCTTGATGAAAGAGAAGCCAAACTTTTACTTTATAGATTCCTTAGGGAGAATCCATCTTTTACATCCGAGCTTTTAACTGGAGTTCAGTTATTTCCATTTCAACACATGGCTATTAAAGCTATGTTTAATACTGATTATTTTTTAGGCATATGGAGTCGTGGTCTTTCCAAGTCATTTACTACTGGCGTCTTTGCAATTTTGGACGCAATCATGAATCAAGGTGTTCATATTGGTATTATATCTAAATCTTTTCGTCAGTCTAAGATGATTTTTAGAAAAATTGAAGATATATCAAAGACTGTTAAGGCGGGAATGTTTGCAGAAACAATTAGTAGGGTATCTAGGGGGAATGATGAATGGTTTATGGAGATCGGTAGATCAAGAATTACTGCTTTGCCATTAGGTGATGGTGAAAAGCTTCGTGGTTTTCGTTTTCAACGAATGATCATTGACGAATTTCTATTGATGCCAGAAAAAATATTTACCGAAGTCATAACTCCATTCTTGGCGGTTGTGGAAAATCCAACAGAGAGGCAAAATATGCATGATGCCGAAAGTAAATTGATTGCAGAGGGAAAGATGACAGAAGATGAAAGAACTATTTGGCCTCAAAATAAAATCATTGGACTTTCTTCTGCGAGTTATAAATTTGAATACTTATATAAGCTTTATCAGCAGTATGAATACCTCATAATGAATAAAGATAAGCAAGACATTGCTCATAGAGTTATAATGCATTTTAGTTATGACTGCGCGCCAAGTCAGTTATACGATGGTCCAGCTTTGCAACAGGCAAAAGCTACATTAAGCGAATCTGCATTCCAACGAGAGTATGGAGCAGTGTTCACTGATGATTCTAGTGGTTACTTTAAGGTTAGTAAGATGATGGCTTGTACAATTCCTGACGGTGAAGGTCAATCCGTGGAGGTTGCTGGAGATTCAAATGCAAAATATATACTTTCATTTGATCCAAGTTGGTCAGAATCAGATGGCTCTGACGATTTTGCAATTCAGGTTATAAAATTAGTTCCAGAAAAGAATTTGGGAGTACTTGTGCATAGTTACGCTATGGCTGGCATGAATCTAAAAAGCCATATGGAATATTTCTTTTATTTATTAAATTCTTTTAATGTTGTAGCTATTGTAGGTGACTATAATGGTGGAGTGCAATTTTTGAACTCAGCCAATGAAAGCGAGCTATTTAAAAAAGCTAAACTTAAGATGGAAACATTTGATGCGGACTTTGACAACTTACAAGAATACAATCAAGCGATTAAAGAGTCTAGAAATCAATATAATTTGACTACCAAAAGAATTTGTCATTTAAAAAAGCCAAGTTCTTCTTGGATAAGGTTTGCAAATGAATCTCTTCAGTCCGCTTTCGATCATAAAAAGATATTATTTGCTGGGGCGGCAATGAATGATAGTTATTCAAAACAAAGATCAAAAGATATTCCTTTAGATAAAATTAAATTTTTAAAAACAGGAGATGAGGAGAGAGAACATGGTGCAAAAATAATTGATTTCATTGAGCATCAAAAGGACATGTTAGATTTAACAAAAGCTGAATGTGCATTAATTCAACCCAGTTCCACAGCTAATGGAACGCAGACATTTGATCTGCCAAGTAATTTAAAAAGCCAAAAAGGACCAGATAGAGCAAGAAAAGATTCTTATTCCGCATTAATATTAGCAAATTGGATGATGAATGTTTATTATGATATGATGCAAGTTCCAGAAGAGAAGCCTTTCTCTTTTACTCCAATGTTCATAAAGTAACTTTGGAAACTTTTAAGTGTAACATTTCATATGTCAGATAAAAGAAAGTATAATAAAAAATCAGCTTATTGGAATAAATTTTCAATAGAGCAAGGTGCCTTGTTACCTGCCAATGTTCAATTCCAACAATCCATACCTCCAATATCTTCTGGTGATCCTTTTTATACATCTGATGCTTCAGTGTCTACAGCAAGCTATACAAGATCTGGTGATGGAGATCCTTCATCCAGAACATCACAAACAAGAATAAATAGAGCTGGACAATCTACAACTCAGGGTAGATTCAGCAGCATTAGAATGGGGATGATGCCCTATGAGTATGCGGCTGATGGAGTTAATGTTCGTGAAGCAATTGAACTTTGTCAAAAAGCTTATGCAAATGTTGCCGTTTTTAGAAACGCAATTGATACAATGGCTGAATTTGCGAATGCGGAATTATACTTGGAGCAAGGAAATAAAAGTTCTCGCGATTTCTTTTATCGTTGGTTTAATAAAATTAGATTGTGGGATTTAAAAGATCAATACTTTCGTGAGTTCTATAGGAGTGGGAATATTTTTCTTTATAGGATAGATGGAGATTTATCTATAGATGATTTTAATTTACTTTCAAAAACATATGCGGCAGAAGGATTAAAAAAAGATAAAATTCCAATTAAGTATATTCTATTAAATCCTTGGGATATTGTCGCAAAAAGAAGTACCGTTTTTGCAACGGGTGCATATGAAAAGATTCTTTCTGAATATGATATGGAAAGATTACGCAATCCAAAAGATCAATATGATCAAGAAATCTTTGATGCATTACCTCCAGATATAAAAGAGAAGATTAAAAAAGGTCAATATTATGCCAGCGGTCTTTTAATTAAATTAGAGAATGATAAATTAAGTTATTCATTCTATAAGAAACAAGATTACGAACCTTTTGCTATTCCATTTGGATTTCCAGTTTTAGAAGATATTAATGCTAAGTTAGAGTTAAAGAAAATGGATCAAGCCATAACTCGAACCGTGGAAAATGTAATTTTATTAATTACAATGGGTGCCGAACCAGAAAAAGGTGGCATCAATGCTCAAAATTTGCAAGCAATGCAGCAATTATTTTTAAATGAAAGTGTGGGTCGCGTTTTAGTTTCCGATTATACTACAAAAGCAGAATTTATCATTCCAGACATTTCCAAAATTATTGGACCAGCAAAATACGAAGTCTTAAATGAAGACATTCGAATTGGTTTACAGAATATTATGGTTGGTACGGAAAAGTATAATACAACCGAAGTAAAAGCAAGAATTTTCATGGATAAATTAAATGAAGCCAGAAAAGCTTTTCTTAATGATTTCTTAAATAGAGAAATTAGAAGAGTTTCCACTTCATTGGGTTTCAGAAATATTCCAGTTGCAAAATTTGTTGATATTGATTCCAAAGATCAAACAGAATTATTGAGAGTCGCAACTAGATTAATGGAATTGGGAGTTGTGACGCCACAGCAAGGTTTAGATATCTTCAATACTGGTAGATTTCCAAATTCAGAAGATATCGGTGCTGTTCAAGAGCAATTCGTATCCGAAAGAAAGAAGGGTTATTATAATCCATTGGTCGGTGGTGTTCCAATGGTGGCTGCTCCAGCTCCTAAGATGCCAGCAGGAACTAAGGTGGCGGGATTGGGCACTCCACCTATTGGAGTAGCAGCACCAAAACCAGTTGTTAAAAATAACACTCCAAAATCTGCAGGTAGACCAACTGGAAAAAATGCGGCACCCAAAAAAACAATCAAAGGCTATTCAAGAAAAAATATACAGCAAGTCGTTGGTAAAATAGAGCAGTTAACTAAAGCAATTGAGCAAGAAATTAAAGCAAAATATAATGTTGAAGAATTAAGCGACGCTCAAAACGTAATCGTCGAACAGTTGTGCGAAGCTGTCGTATGTGCTTCTGAAATTAATGAATGGGAGGATCAAATTAAAATCTGTGTAAATGATATTGAAAGTATTCAGGAGCTTCATACAAAAGATGAGGTTTTAAATATATCTGCAGAACATGAATTAATGGTATATCCATCAGCAATACTTTATCACTCCGAAAAAATATAATGGATTTTAAATATAAAACTCAATTCACATTTGCTGATATTAAAGTTTCAAATTTTAATATTAATGATGGAATTTCAAGAGCCTCTTTAGAAAATTTGATGCCCTTAATCCCTAATTCTGAAGTTAATTTTGATGAAAATATTGATTTACTTGGAGTTGCATTTAATGCTGCAGTAATTAATAAATTTAATAAAAATGATGACGGAATTGATACTCAAACAGCTTTAAGAATTGCTAGTTTATTTAAACATAAGCCAACAAACATAGAACATAAAAAAGAAAAAGTTGTTGGCCATATTTTAACTGCTGGATTTAGTAAACTTGGTAGTAGCCAATTATTTACGCCGCAAATTGAAGATAAAGAAGCATTTAATATAGCACTAGGTGCTGTAGTTTATAAATTTGTAAATAAAGATTTTGCTTCTGCATTGGAAGAGTCAACTGATATTTCAAATAGTTTATATAACAAAATTTCAACAAGTTGGGAGTTGGGATTTAATGATTATAATATTGCAGTTGGTTCTGATAGTTTGAAAGATGCCGAAATCATTACAGACGAAAATCAAATTAAAGAATTAAAAGGTAAACTAAAATCTTATGGTGGTTCTGGATGTTTGGATGATGGAACTAAATTATATCGTTTAGTTATTGGTGATGTTTATCCTTTGGGTATTGGATTTACCGCAACTCCAGCTGCGGATGTTAGGGGTGTCGTTGTAAATTCAATAAATGATAAAGAGATAATTGAAAATCCAACTGCTAAGGTTTTTTCGTTTAAAAATCATTATTTAGTTAAAAATAATTCACATTTAGAAAACAGTAATGTAAAAATCCAAAAAGAAAGTATGAACTTAGAAACAATTATGTCTGAGATTAAAGATGCGCTTTTGGAGAAAAAGATTTCTCAAGAAGCTGCCGCGAACATGACTCAAACCTTTACTGAAGCAATCAAAAAGAAGGATGAAGAATATAAGAATGAATTATCATCCGCAAAAGATGCCGCCGAAGCAGCAATTAAAGAAAGAGTAGAATTAAAGGCTTCTATGGAAGAAGTTCAAAAGCAATTGGCTCAAGCTCTCGAAAGACTTAATGAATACGAAGTGACTCAAAAGGCACAGCAAGCTCTAGCAACTTTCAATACCCGCATGGAAGAAATTGATTCCATGTTTGAACTTGAGGATGAAGATCGTCAAATTTTAGCAGAAGATATTCGCAATCTTTCTGATGATGAATCTTTCGCATCCTTCAAAAATAAACTTTCCGTTATTTGGAGAAATAAAAACAAAGAAGTTAAATCTGAACAAGATAAAGAAATTCAAGCTCGTATCGACGCAGAAGTCGAAAAGAGAATTTCTTTAATGAATAAAAGTTCAGCTTCCGTATCGTCCGTTGAAGATATTTTGGATAAAGCCAAAGCTTCCAGTGGATCAACTCTTCCAAACAACAACCACTCTTCTTCTAAGCCAAGTCAATCTTTATTTGAAAAATTCTCCGAAGCTTTCAAGAAGGAAAATATTATTATTTCTTAAATAAAATCAACTAAACAAAATTATGGGAAAAAGACTCCTACCTTTCAGACAATATAACGAACATGATGTTATCAACATGTTCGCTTTAGAAGACTCCGTTCTTACGGCGACACAAAGCTTTACCGAAACTCACTCTGGTGATGCTGGCGTTTTCGTTAAGATTTCAAATGGCAATTTGGATTTAGATCCAGTTACTTATGGAACCAACGCTTACCTTGGTAAGGTTGATTATCCATTCGTTGGAGATCCTAGCAGAACATATCCATCTGTTTCTTTAAAAATCACTCCAGCAGCTTCTGGCGACATTAGACCATTAGGTTTAACACTCTGGGAAACTGCAAAGTATGATGAGAATGGTCAAAAACTTATTTACTATCCTCAGAAAGCTGCAGAAAATCAAGTTTTACTTCCAGGTCAAGCAGTACCAGTTGCAACTAAAGGCGTATTCACATTAACTGATACGGCTTACAATAATAGCGCGAACTGGGTTGTTGGAAATCCATTCACTCTTTCTTCAGTAGCTGGAAAAGTTACTGGTCAAGCAGCGACTTATATTGCTGGCGCAAATCAACCCGCAGTACTTGGTACTATTTTAGCCACTGGAACTCGCGGAAATAATGGAGCAACTATCGCAGATAAATTCTCTGGTTCTTATTCTGTTATCAAACTTGGTTAATTTTTAATTTAAAAAGATATGAAAATCTCTCTCAAAAGAACTCCTGAACAAATTGAGCTAGTTAAAGCAATGGCTTCTAAAAACCGTGATGTTGCATATGAAGCTCAAGTAGCTTTGGCTGCATTCCTCGGACCTGTATTAGCTGAAGTTATTAATAATGCCCCAGTTCTATCTAATTTGTTTTCCCCATTGTCTTTCAATGCTGAAGATAATCCCTCAATTCCTTTGGATTTGTACTATGACATCACTGATGAAGATTATATCACTGTATATAGTCAGCAAGTAGCTGGTGGTCTTCCAACTAACCAAGTATTGCCAACCACTTCAGAAATGAAGATTACTACATACAAAATTGATTCTGCTTTGAGCTTTGATAAGCGCTATGCAGCCAAGAGTCGTATGGATGTAGTCAGCAAAACCTTTACTCGTATGGCTCAAGAAATCTTGGCCAAGCAAGAAAGAACTTCTGGAACATTAATTTTATCTTCATTAGCTGCCGCTTCAACCAATAATAAGAAACACGTTCAACGTGCTAATGCCACAGGCCGCTTCTTACTACAAGATATGAATGAATTACTTACTCTCTCACGCAGAGTATTCACTTCTTTCACTGGTGGCACAATGCCAACAGGTCAAGCTGGAATGGGTGTTACCGATCTTATGATTTCTCCTGAAATCGAAGAAGAACTTCGCGCAATGGCCTATAATCCAATCAATACCAAAGGTAATGCTATTGGTGGTGGCGGAACTGGTGCTGACGTTCGTAATACAGCATTTGTCACTGCCCCTGACGCAGTTCGCGTTGGATTGTTTAATGGTGGTGGTGTTTCCAGTTTCTATGGCGTTAATTTAATGGTATTTAATGAATTCGGTGTTAACCGTAAATTTAATACTATCTTTGATACTGTTGCAGCTAGCACAGCTTACACAAAAGCAGATGGCACAGGTTCTGGTGTTTTTGATGGTGCTGCTGATGAAATTATTCTAGGTATTAATCGTAATCGTGAATCTTTGATTCGCGCAATTGCAGTTGATTCCGAAACTGGTTCTGAATTCTCATTGGTTGCTGATGACCAATATAGCATTCGCCAAGGTAAGATTGGTTACTTTGGCTCATTAGAAGAAGGCCGTATGGTTCTCGATAATCGTGCGCTCTTTGGTAAGATTGTAACTCATTAATCTTATTTAAAGTTAGTTAAAATCTAGCCGCTCCTTTAAAGAGCGGCTATTTTTTTTATTATATAGTGTAACTATTTTTATGGCAAATTTACAGGATCTTGAAATAACTAACGGGAAAGACTTCGTGCAGAAGCAAAAGGAACTAGAAGAACTACTTGGAATAAATAAAATTAGTCCTTTTGGAACTTATGAATTAGAAGTTTTTGAAGATAATTTAAAACAAGCAAATCAAGCTGATTTACAAAAACTAGCGCATAGAGTTGGTTTAAATCCATTCTTGGATAAAAGTAGGTTAAAGGCTTCTTTGGTTAAAGAGTTTATCGCCTACTCAAAAAACATGAGGAGAGGTACAATTCCTCAACCACAAAATCAATTACAACTTGATCGCAATAATCCAAAACATGCAGCAACTTTAAAGATCCTAGGAGAATTTTAATGAGTGAAATTAGCGACTTAGCAGATTCAATTTTTGCTTCTGAATTTGATTCTGATCCTGATGCCGTAAATTTATCCTTATTAAATGGTTGGTTGCAAGAAAATTTAGGTTTATTAAACACATTAATAAATACTAGTTATAGTGGTGAAAATCCATGCATGGGTCTTGAAGAAAAGGCTATATATAAACAAATTTATTTATATAATTATTACGGCAAACAAACTCGAAATGTTTTGCGGGGTATTGTTTCCACTACTTCTAGCGATAATATTTTAATGGTTGCAGATGGAGATAATAGAATTCAATTTGCAAATAAAAACGAAATAAGTAAAACATTCAGAGACTTAGCTAAAGATACTAAACAAACATTAGACATGATGGTTGCCAAATATAATATTTATGCAGCAAAACCATTGCAAGTTGGTGGAACTGAAGCTTCGGAAGACCAACAAGTTACTGAAAATGAAATGGCGCATATTGAATGCGAAGAAGAATGTCCAGAAGGTGGTATCTATGATGGTGGATTAGATAATGGGTAATTAAGTTGTTGGTGTAAAAAATAAACATTGTCATGTCTAGCACTCCTTTTAGATTCGTCCAGAGAAGAACTACAATTTCTGGAAGAGTTCCCGTTATTTCTAGTCTACTTACTGGAGAGATCTATTTACAAACTGCGGATGGCACTATTTATTTTAGAGATGCGCATCAAGATAAATTACATACAGTAATTACTGATGCTTCTGGATTTGGTTTAAATAAATTAAAATTTAGTGGCGCAGTGTCTGGTGATATTCCTCTGTGGGATGGAGCCAAGATAATTCCTTATAATACTGGATCTTTCGATTTTGGATCTGGAAGCTCTACTGTTGGAGTGCTTGGTTCTGGCTATGGATTAAATTCAATTCAGCAAAGTGGATCAAATAATTATTCTTCTGGAAATTATTCTGTAACAATTGGTTCTGGAAATTCGGCAAATGAAGATTTTTCTTTTGCGTTGGGTAAAGATGCTAAAACTTCTAATTTTGGAGAATTTGCATTTTCAAATGGTTCTTTTTCTGAAAAAGGCGATTCTCAATATTCTTTTGTTATGGGTCGTGTTATAACAACAAATTCAACTCCAACAAAAATTTTAATAAATAATTCTGATAAAATTGTTGAACTTGATTTGGGTTCTACGGTTTTTTTTACAGCTAATGTTGTAGGGGCTGGAGATGGTAAATATATATCAAATGAAATTAGAGGTGTGATTAAAAGATCACAGAATACAAATAGCGAAATTTCTTTTATAAATTCTCCAAGCAAAAGCATATTTGCACTTTCTCCAAGTAATTCAAATTTTTCTGTAAATGTTAGTGTTTCAACTTCCGATAACTCTTTAAAAATAGAATGTATTGGAGATTCTACAGAAGAAATGATATGGTTCGCGAAAGTTGATTTAATAACTATTAAAAAAACTATTGTACAGCAGTATCCTCCTATATATTTTCAAGGATCAAATAATGATTATTATGATTTAAATAATTGGTTTAGAGATAGTTCGTTTACAATTCCATCTATTTTTATTCCTACTTTTAACTCATCAGTAATAATGAGTGGAAATAATCTTACGTATATAAATATAGATAATTCTTATTGGGTTACTCCGCACATAATTAATACTTTAAATATTACAAATCCATCTGGAGTTGTATTAACTTCTACTACTGGTAAAATTTTTACTGGAGTAATTATAGGAAATTCTACATTTAGTGGTGCAATTCCAAGTTATGCATATGATTTAAATTCATTTACAGCAAATGAAATTTCTCAACTTCCTATTGAATATATATCTTCCTTAACTTTAGGACAAATATCCTCGCTTTCGATTGAAACAATTAATGCTTTAACTCCACAACAATTAGCTGCATTAAGTCCCGAACAATTGGCCGCATTAACAAATTTACAGATTCAAGGTTTATTTGAATCAAATATTGCTGGTTATTCAACTCCAATAAATTTAGTAAATTCAAATGAATCTTTTAGTTCTTTAACATTTCCCCCCTCTGAAATTGTTAATTTAATTAATTATACATTAAATAATACATCAGCAAATTATTTAACAATAGATGCAACGTCTGAGCCTTAAAAAAAAATTCAGTGTAAATTATTAAAGTTATGCCTGATATCCCATTCAATTTTTTAAATAGAAGATCTAAAATAAGTGGTTATAGACCCACTGGATTATTAGATGGTGAAATTTTTATTCAGCAAGCTGATAAACTTATTCTATTTAAAGATGATGTTGGTGGAACTGGTTATCTTTCAACTTCTGGACAAAATATACAAACTGGTAGTTTTGTAACTACCAGTCAAACTGGCGTGTTTGCATTAGCCGCAAATACTGGAAATTTTGTCACTAGCGTTCAAACAGGAACTCTTTCGTGGAGTGGTCACACGCACGCGCAATACATAACAACTGGTCAAACGGGTAATTTCATAACTACATCTCAAACGGGTGCATTTGGTGGTAATGGTGTGGATTTAAATAATTATATAACCACTGGTCAAACTGGAGCTTTTGCAGCAGTTAATCACGTTCATAGTAATTATGTTACAACTGGCCAAACTGGCGTATTCGCCTTGGCGGCAAATACTGGTAATTTTATAACAAATTCTCAAACTGGCGCTTTTGGTGGAGTTAATGCTGATTTAACCGCTTATATTACAACTGGCCAGACTGGCGCATTCGCCTTGGCGGCGAATACTGGAAGCTTCGTTACCACTGGTCAGACTGGCGTGTTCGCCTTGGCGGCGAATACTGGAAGCTTCGTTACCACTGGTCAGACTGGCGTGTTCGCCT